AGTATTGATACCTTCACGGCTTACAAGATGTATATTGCATCTAAACCGTGGGTGTGCGATAATTACCTTCGTATTCCTGAGCGTAAACCAGAATGGGTGTAGAAAATCCTCTAAGTCCTGTATTGAACACCAGGCAAATGTATAGTAAACATCTTGAACGAGTGATTACTGAAGTTCAAGTGCAGTTTGCTGATGAGAATCCTGCATGGATTCCCCTTGAGACTCTCTTGGCAATCAAGAAGACCTACTGATTTTATTTTTTTATCATGCGTGACGAATTTCTTTGGGTTGAAAAGTATCGACCCAAAACTATTGAAGATTGTATTCTCCCAGAGAATATCAAGAAGACTTTTCAAGACTTCCTACATAAAGGTGAAGTACCTAATTTACTTCTGGCTGGGCCCGCTGGATGTGGTAAAACCACTGTCGCAAAAGCACTTTGTAATGAACTTGGAGTAGATGTTTATGTCATCAACGGATCCGACGAAGGTCGATTCTTGGATACTGTCCGAAACACTGCGAAGAACTTCGCTTCGACCGTCTCGCTTGCGTCAACTGCTAAACACAAAGTCATCATCATTGATGAGGCAGATAACACAACCAATGATGTACAACTCCTCCTACGGGCGTTTACTGAGGAGTTTAGTGGCAACTGCAGGTTCATCTTCACCTGCAACTTCAAAAACAAAATCATTGAGCCACTCCACTCCCGATGTGCCTGTATCGATTTCTCCAGTAACTCTAAGAGCAAACCAAAACTTGCGGCATCCTTCTTTCAACGCATCCAACAAATCCTGGATACAGAAGGTGTTGAATATGATAACAAGGTCCTGGTAGAACTCATTAATAAGCACTTCCCAGACTGGCGTCGTGTTTTAAATGAGTGTCAACGATATTCTGCTGGAGGTAAAATTGATGCAGGTATCCTCGCTACATTCTCTGATGTCAAGGTCAATGACTTGGTTAAGAAACTTAAGGAAAAGGACTTTCCTGAGGTACGTAAGTGGGTCGTCAATAATTTGGACAATGATACTTCTGTACTTCTGCGTCGTATTTACGATGCTTGTTATGATTCCATGGCTCCGAGTAGTATTCCTGCTGCTGTTCTTACTCTTGCTAAGTATCAGTATCAAATGGCATTTGTGGCAGATCAAGAAATAAACATGCTTGCTTGCCTGACTGAACTTATGGTGGAGTGTGAATTCAAATGACGGAAGAACAACTAGAACACGAACGGTGTGTGGATGATGACTATAATGTAATCAACCATTATTATCGGGCTAAATACTTCCACCCAAACATTCCATTCTTTCTTCAAGATGAGAATGGTGACACCTATGAATTTGGGTGGAGTTTGATTTATCAGTACATTGACAAACTTACTAATGTATAGGATTACTCAAGAACAAGCAGATCAAATCGTTGCCTCAAACAATCTCCGCGATGCAGTCCAACTTCTTGGCGGTAGAGTTGAGTACAAAGAAACCTTAAACTCCCAAGGAATCGCATCAAAACAAATTATTATTACTTATAATGAAAAAAAGGAAACTAAAGGCCCAAGTCAAGTCTAGGTTCTACTATTATTTCTGGGGAACTGCTACAGTCGCAGTTGTATTTGGTCAGTTATATGTTGGAACTGGATATCGTCTACTACATAGTGGTATGCAGGAACTACTTAATAAAGTTGATGGAGTTCTTCTCCACTCAACACTCGAAAATGAATCTAAATTTTATTGATTATGGACATTAAGGTATTACGAATGAACACTGGTGAAGAAGTAATCTTCACTCTGGTTGAAGAAACCAATGACTATGTTGTAGTTCAAAATCCTCTTGTTGCAGTTCCTAGTGCTCAAGGCCAGATTGGATTTGCACCTTGGTCAGTTCTCTCAAAAGAAGATGAGAGTATTAAAGTTGATAAGCAGTATATTGTTTATCTGATTGACACAAGAGAAGAGATCGTAGACAATTATAAGAAGATCTTTTCCCCAATTGAAACTCCAAGTAAGAAACTTATTTTATGATGATTGTATCTGAGGATGATGCTGTATGGGCAGCAAATGAATTTATTGATTACTTCAAAAACTTTTCCTCTATTGAGGATTACCTTCGTTATGTGAAAAAAGAAGTCATCTCTCAGACAAGTCAACTTACTCCACTTCAGGATGAGTTCTTCAATGAAGATATTCATCCCAATGAGATGGAGTTTGATATTAAGTTTGTTGGTGCTCGCTTTCAACAGGCAGTACCACAAGAACACTATGGCAATCTGTTGAGGGCAGTTTCTTCACATAACAACGAAAGCAATATTCCTGGCAGAGAACTTCGTTGGATGATCTTTGAAAAGAATACTCAACGGTGTCTTGGATTCATTCGCTTTGGTTCTCCTACTATTAATTCGAAGCCTAGAAACCTGTGGTTGGGTAAGGCACCTAATCTATCTGTATTCAATCGCCATGCTGCGATGGGATTTGTGATTGTCCCATCACAACCTTTTGGATACAACTATCTTGGTGGCAAACTGTTGGCACTCCTGTGCTGCTCCCACTATGCCCGTGAGACGCTCAATCAAGTTTTTGAGAAGGACATTGCTCTCTTTGAGACAACATCTCTCTACGGGTCTACTACCGATGCCTCACAATATGATGGCCTCAAACCCTTTATGAGGTACAAGGGTCTTACGGAGAGTAAGTTCCTCCCTCTGCTCCATGAGGAGGTCTTTCACCGTCTCCACGACCGATTTACCCTGTTGAACAACAATACGCCTCTGACGGACAACAGAGCGTCTTCTAAGAAGATGAAACGCCAGACTAAGATGATCTCCATCATCAAGAACTCTCTGCAGGATGAGGACAAACTGAAAGAGTTTAATGATGTCATCAATATGGCATTCGGACTTACTCAGAAGAAGAGGTTCTATATCTCTGACTATGGATATTCAAATGTCCGTGAAGTGATTATGGAAGAGCAAGATGAACTGGTTCGTGGCCCTAACTGGGACAAGTTCTATCTGGAGAACATCATTGCTTGGTGGAAGAAGAAAGCAACCAAGCGATATGAGAAACTCAAGCAAGAAGGTCGGTTCAGGACCAAGGTTGAACTCTGGACAGAAGATGATGACATTCAAATTATTAGATAATGGAACTCAAAGACTGGTTGAACTCAATAAACTTTAATAAGGAAAACCTTATTAAAGAAAACCCCGATATCGTTAAACAATACCCCCCATACATTGTCAATCGTTGTCTCTCTGGGCACCTTGACTGTATTATGTTTGCCAATGAGATGAACCTCCACCATCACATTGACAAAGATATGCAATATTCATTTTATCTAAATAGTCTGAGGAAAAGAAAGAGATTCTCTCCTTGGCTCCGAAAGGATAAAGTCCAGGATTTAGAATGTGTCAAACAATACTATGGCTATAGTAACGAGAAGGCATCTCAGGCTCTGAAAATTCTTACACAAGAACAACTTAACTTTATTAAAAAACGACTTGACACTGGAGGAACAAAATGAGTACTGTTGAACCTACGGTACAGTGGTCTCAGGACCAAATGATCGAAGTGATTTTGAATGAACCTGATGACTTCCTGAAAGTCCGTGAGACACTGACCCGTATTGGAGTAGCATCCCGCAAAGAGAAGAAGCTCTATCAGTCTTGCCATATCCTACACAAGCAGGGCAGGTATTTCATCGTCCACTTTAAGGAACTGTTTGCCCTGGATGGTAAGCACGCCAACCTAACTGTGAATGATGTTCAGAGACGTAATCGTATTGTGCGTCTTCTTGCTGATTGGGGCCTGATTGGTATTGTCAAGGAAGATTTTGTTCTTGATATTGCACCTCTGAATCAAATCAAAGTCTTGGCATACAAGGATAAAGCAGATTGGGTTCTGGAGCAGAAATATAATATTGGTAAGAAAGGAAAGACCCAGGAAACCGAATAAATAATACTGCGATCTTTCGTGCGGTCGCTTCAAAAGTCGGAAACCCCTATAAGGAGGTACGGTTCTTACCGTATCTCCTTTTTTTGTTTTATGCTATAAATATATCGGATGCCTTCGGGGTCCACACAATCAAATCTCGCTTTAAAAGGAGAAGTACAAATGGGAAACCTTCAGAAGTTTCATGCAGCCGATTTGCCAAAGTTGCTTGAAAAGATAAATAGGAATAGTATTGGTATGGACGATTACCTTAGCAGGGTGTTTGACCTCCACGAAACAACTGCTAGTTATCCTCCATACAACCTAGTGACAGTCAGTAATGTTGAGTCTAGACTGGAACTAGCACTTGCTGGATTCAAAAAGAAACAAGTAAATGTCTACACACAAGATGGAAAACTCTTTGTCGAAGGACAAAGGGAAGACGGAGAAACTGGAACAGAATATGTCCATAGAGGAGTGGCTCAAAGATCTTTCACTAGAGCATGGACCCTCAGTGACGAGACGGAAGTTAGATCAGTTACTTTTGAGGATGGGCTTTTGACTATTACTCTTGGTAGAATTGTTCCGCAGCATCATCAGCGTAAGGATTGGTTCTAAATAGTATTGAATATCGTCGTCGCAGACGGAGGGGCAACTGGCCAAATCCAGTTGACGCCCCTCTTTTTTATTGTTAGAATGCTCAGAGGTAAATACTGACTATGACTATTAAATTGTTGGTTCTGAAGTCTGGAGAAGATCTCGTCGCAGATGTTCAAGAGATGGTTGTTGAAGATAAAGTCGTTGGATATTTTCTCAATAGACCGTGTGTAGTTAAAATGGCTAACTATACTCCAGTTGAGGATGATGAAACGACTGAAGAAAAACGAAAGAACGCATATCAGATCAAATTCTATCCATGGGTTCCTCTTTCAAAAGATCCTGTAATTCCAATCACTATGGAATGGATTGTTACTATGGTGGAACCCATTGACAAACTTACTAAACTTTATGTAGAGGACATTCTGGAATATGGCAAACGAACCGAAACTGATCAAGATTCTAGTGTTGACGACGAATCAGATTCTGATCAGTCAGATTGAAGAAGTTGGTGCTGATATTGGAGAACCTGATTGTAAGTTGGTAGATCCATATGTCGTCACCAAAGAAGGAATGCTAGAGCCCTGGTTACTTAATGTCACAAGGGCAGATACTTTTATGATGAGTTCTGATAAAATCTTAACTCTGACAGACCCCACGCCCACCCTGCTTGAAAAATACGAGGACTTAACTGACGGATGAAATTTTACACGAATGTCCAAATGATTGGGAACCAGTTCCTTGTTCGTGGTGTTGAGAATGGGAGGAGGTATGAACACAGAGATGAGTTTTTTCCTACTCTTTATGTAAAATCGAAGAAGGATACCAAGTATCGGACATTAAGTGGTGAACAAGTAGAACCTATTCATCCAGGCACAGTTCGGGATTGTCGTGACTTCTACAAAAAATACGAAGATGTTGATGGATTTGAAATCTATGGGAATGACCGATATATCTACCAATATATTTCTGAAAAACATCCTGAAGAAGAAATCAAGTTCGACATTGGCCAAATCAAACTTGTTACAATTGATATTGAGGTATCATCTGAACAAGGATTCCCAGATGTAGAGTCTGCATCGGAAGAGATTCTTGCAATTACTATTCAGGACTACAATACCAAAGAAATCAAGACCTGGGGTGTGAAACCATTTCACAACACCCAGAAGAATGTAACTTACTATCACTGCCCTACAGAGCAGGAACTCTTAAGTCACTTCATCAACTACTGGATGGTTGATGTGCCCGATGTGATTACAGGTTGGAACTGTGAACTGTATGATATCCCATACATCTGTAAGCGCCTCAACAGGGTGCTTGGAGAGAAGTTGATGAAGCGTATGTCCCCTTGGGGTCTTGTGACTGAATCAAAGAAGTTTATCAAGGGTAGAGAGCACAGCGTCTTTGATGTTGGTGGATGCTCTGTTCTTGACTATCTGGACTTGTATAAGAAGTTTACTTACAAGGCACAAGAATCATATCGCCTAGACTACATAGCTGAGGTAGAACTTGGTCAGAAGAAACTTGACCATAGTGAATTTGATACCTTTAAAGATTTCTATACCCACGGGTGGCAAAAGTTCATCGAGTACAACATCGTTGACGTAGAACTTGTTGACCGACTGGAAGATAAAATGAAGTTGATTGAGCTTGCGCTCACGATGGCATATGATGCTAAAGTCAACTATAATGATGTCTTCTACCAAGTTCGGATGTGGGACAACATTATTTACAATTATCTAAAGAAACGTGACATTGTTATTCCCCCAAAGATTCGTTCTGACAAAAACGAAAAGTACGCAGGTGCCTATGTCAAGGAACCGATTCCAGGAAAGTATGATTGGGTTGTGTCTTTTGACCTCAACTCTCTTTATCCTCATCTCATTATGCAGTATAACATCTCACCAGAGACACTACTGGACGAACGACACCCAACGGCTACGGTTGACCGAATCCTTAATGAGGAGATAAATTTTGAGATGTATAAGGACAATGCGGTGTGTGCCAATGGTGCAATGTACCGTAAGGATGTCCGTGGGTTCTTGCCTGAGTTGATGGAGAAGATGTATGGCGACCGTGTTATCTTCAAGAAGCGAATGCTTCAAGCCAAACAGCAGTATGAGAAGACGCCTACTAAGGCACTTGAAAAGGAGATCGCCAGATGTAACAACATTCAAATGGCGAAGAAGATTTCTCTTAACTCTGCTTATGGTGCTATTGGTAACCAATATTTCCGCTATTACAAACTAGCAAATGCAGAGGCAATCACCCTGTCGGGACAAGTAAGTATCCGATGGATTGAAGGAAAAATGAATAAGTATCTAAATAACCTTTTGCAAACGGAGAGCGTAGATTATGTCATCGCATCCGACACTGATTCAATCTATCTTAATCTTGAACCTCTTATTGCTAAATTTTTTAGTAATAAGTCTGACGATAAAGCAGCGATTGTTTCCTTACTTGATAAGATCTGCCAAGACAAGTTGGAACCATTCATCGAACAATCTTATCAGGAACTTGCGAATTACGTTTCGGCATATGAACAAAAAATGCAAATGAAGCGTGAAAATATTGCTGACCGTGGTATCTGGACTGCGAAGAAGCGATACATTCTCAATGTTCATAATAGTGAAGGTGTTCAATATTCGGAACCAAAACTCAAGGTGATGGGTATTGAATCTGTAAAGTCATCTACACCAGCGCCTTGTAGAAAGATGCTTAAGGATGCCTTTAAACTTTTGATGACTGCAACTGAAGATGATGTAATTGACTTCATTGAAAATTCAAGGAAACAATTTAAATCACTCCCACCAGAACAAATTTCATTTCCACGTTCTGCATCTGATGTTGCAAAGTATAGGTCTCATTCGGATATTTACATCAAGGGAACTCCCATACATATTCGTGGGGCTCTTTTGTTTAATCATTACATTAAACAAAACAAACTCGACAACAAATACTCACTTATCCAGAATGGTGAAAAAATTAAATTCTGTTATTTGAAAAAACCAAACATTATTCATGAAAATATTATTTCTTTTATTCAAGAGTTTCCTAAGGAACTAAATCTTGACAAATATATTGACTATGACTTACAATTTGAGAAAGCTTTTCTAGAACCACTGAAAGCAATTCTCGATGCCATTGGATGGTCTGTAGAAAAAACTAATACTTTGGAATCATTCTTCTTATGAAAGACCAATATACAATTGATGACGGGGAATCTAAAAAAGATAAATGGAATCGCGGACTTGATATATTCATTGAATCTGTGCATAAACCAGATCCTGCTCTTCGACAGTGTGCTCATAACCAGAAATGTTACCATGAGCTAATGGATGTAAGAAAAAATGTTCTTGATTATCTAAAAACTTTACGCTGGAATTAATGGAACTTCCTATTAACGACAAAGAACTTAAAACTATTGTGAGTGCTCTTCGCCTCGGTGGAGATGCAGCACTCTATCAAAAACTTAATACTATCAAAGAAATTAGGGAACAATTTCCTAATGGTTCTTATAAAAAAATTCTTCGTGAACAATACGGGATGGTTGCTTGATGGACTTTTTGAAAGATATTGTAAAAGAGATTGGTGATGATTTCACAAAACTCGCATCTGATATTGATGAAACGGAGTCTTATGTGGACACGGGTTCGTATATTTTTAACGGACTTTGTTCAGGTTCCATTTTTGGTGGTGTATCTGGGAATAAGATTACTGCTATTGCTGGAGAATCTAGCACTGGAAAAACTTTCTTCAGTCTCGCCGTTGTTAAGAATTTTCTTGATTCCAATCCCGATGGGTATTGTCTCTACTTTGATACTGAGGCAGCTATTAATAAATCGCTCATAGAATCCCGTGGCATCGATACTTCTCGTCTTGTTGTTATTAATGTTGTTACAATTGAAGAGTTTCGCAGTAAGGCGCTCAAAGCGGTAGATATATATTTAAAAAAACCTGAAGAAGAACGCAAACCTTGTATGTTTGTGTTAGACTCTCTGGGTATGCTTTCCACAGAAAAGGAGATCACTGACGCACTTAACGACAAACAAGTTCGTGACATGACCAAATCCCAACTGGTCAAAGGTGCATTCAGAATGCTGACTCTGAAACTGGGACAAGCAAACATTCCTATGATCGTTACCAACCATACCTACGATGTCATTGGTGCTTATGTCCCTACAAAAGAAATGGGTGGAGGCAGTGGACTCAAGTATGCTGCATCTACAATCATCTATCTCAGCAAGAAGAAAGAAAAGGATGGAACAGAAATCGTTGGAAACCTTATCAAGGCAAAGACTGCTAAGTCGCGTCTGAGCAAGGAGAACAAGGATGTTACGGTGCGTCTTTATTACGATGAGCGTGGTCTTGATCGATATTATGGCCTTCTTGAACTGGGAGAGATTGGTGGTCTCTGGAAAAATGTGGCAGGTCGTTATGAGATGACTGTTGATGGTGAGACTAAGAAAGTCTATGCCAAAGCAATCCTCAAAGATCCAGAAGTCTACTTTACTCCTGAGGTGATGGAGAAGTTGGATGAAGTTGCCCGTGAAGAGTTTAGTTATGGTCTATGATTAAGATTCTAAAAACTGGAATCAATGTAAGTAAAGTAGTACAACAACTGAAGAAATATCCACAGGATTGGGATCACCAGAAAACTCTGGAAGGATCCCAATCCTTAGTTGATAGGGGATTCGCAGACTTGCCAGTCAGCGCACTTCAACTTATAATAGGTGGTGTCAAACACAAAGATGATTTTGTGGGAGACTCGGAGATCAATATTAAAACTCCAGCCTATGCTCATCACAGTGAAATCAGAAAGATCATACGCAAACAGTTTAAGAATGCGGATATTCATCGGTGCGGTTTTCTTTCACTTCCTGTAGATGAGATTGTAGGTGCTCATATTGATGAAGGTACTTATTACCTGAGCAGAAACAGGTATCATCTTTCTATACTTGGAAGATATCAATATTTCTGCGGCAAAGAAACTGTCATCGTTGAACCAGGAACTCTTCTTTGGTTCAACAATAAACTTCCTCACGGCACGGTGAATGTCGGTGATGAAACAAGGATAACATTCGTTTTTGATATTCCGCATGGACAAAGTTGAAATTCTGATTCTTCGTAATCTAATCTATAATGAAGAGTATCTTCGTAAGGTAGTTCCTTTTATTAAAGCCGACTACTTTGAAGATCCCATTCAGAGAACTGTATTTGAAGAAGTTTCTAGTTTTGTTCAGGAGTATAATCAACCTGCAACGAAAGAAGTTCTTTGTATTGAAACTGAAAAGAGATCTGACATCAACGACTCTTCTTTTAAAGAGATAACAAAACTTATCAGTTATCTTGAGGATGTCCCTACAGATTTTGATTGGTTATGTGATACTACAGAGAAGTGGTGTAGGGACCGTGCTATCTATCTGGCACTTATGGAGTCCATCGCACTTGCTGATGGTAAAGATGAGAAGAAGGACCGTGATGCTATCCCAAGCATCCTCTCAGACGCTCTGGCGGTCTCCTTTGACACTCACATTGGACACGACTATCTTCTTGATTATGAGGCAAGATATGAGACATACCACCGCAAAGAAGACAAGATCGAATTTGACCTTGAATATTTCAACAAAATTACCAAAGGTGGTCTACCGAATAAAACGCTTAACATTGCTCTCGCTGGCACTGGTGTCGGTAAATCTTTGTTTATGTGTCATGTCGCATCTGGGGCTCTCCTCAGCGGAAACAATGTATTATACATCACGATGGAAATGGCTGAAGAAAAGATTGCAGAAAGAATTGATGCTAATCTTCTCAACGTCCCTATCCAAGAGATAACTGATCTCCCAAAGGTGATGTTTGAAAATAAAGTAACAAACCTTGCAAAGAAAACTCAAGGTCAGTTAATTATTAAAGAGTACCCTACAGCGAGCGCACACAGTGGACACTTTAAATCACTTCTTAATGAACTTGCACTTAAGAAATCATTTAGACCTGATATTATTTTCATTGATTACCTTAATATATGTGCTTCCGAACGGTATCGCGGAAATAGCACTGTCAATTCATATTCTTATATCAAAGCAATTGCTGAAGAGCTTCGAGGATTGGCTGTTGAAGCAAACGTCCCTATCGTTTCTGCCACGCAGACCACTCGCAGCGGTTATGGTAGCTCTGACGTTGACATTACTGATACTTCTGAGTCCTTTGGGTTGCCTGCTACTGCTGATCTTATGTTTGCCCTTATTTCTACAGATGAGCTTGAAGACTTGGGACAAATTATGGTAAAGCAGTTGAAGAATCGCTACAACGATCCAACAATCCATAAGAGATTTATTGTTGGTATTGATCGTGCTAAAATGAGACTGTATGATTGTGAGCAGTCAGCACAAGATGATGTTCTTGACAAAGGCAAAGAAGAAGAGTATGATTTTGAAGAACGCAAACCAAAAAAATCTTTTGAAGGATTCAAGTTTTGAAATTATGACCCAAAAAGTTGACACTGATAAATACCTTGAGTTTGTCCATGGCGTGACTAGCACTCCTAGTCTTGAGTATCCTGCTCTGTCATCACGATTGACTGAACTGGAAGCCAATGGTGCTAATGTTACTCAACTTCTGACTGCTGCACTCGGTTTGACTGCAGAGTCTGGCGAGTTCACTGAGGTTGTTAAGAAGATTGTCTTTCAAGGCAAACCTTACAGTGAAGAGAATGTCTTTCATATGAAGCGGGAATTAGGTGATATCTGTTGGTATCTTGCTCAAGCATGTATGGCACTTGACACCACCTTTGATGAAGTCATTGAGATGAATGTTGATAAACTAGAAGCACGCTACCCTGGTGGTAGTTTTGATGTTCACTATTCTGAAAATCGTAAGGAGGGAGACCTGTGATCAAACTTGAAATTGATGTAAGACAAGCTGCTGGTCTAAGGCAAGCATTGTTTATTGAGCAAAAAGGTTATACACTTGACCCAACTTGCTGCCCACAAAGAATCTCTGACATTAGAAATTTGATTGTGGAACTTGATAAAC